CTGTCGTGTACAAGTTCTTCTTCTTCGACGACCCACTCGTCAGCGAGAAGTACACGATGACGTACGACAGCGTCGAGTACGAAGTGCTCGCACACAAAGACACAGATCATCAGCAGAGACTGTTCGTCGTGTTCGCAGCAGACAAGAGGCGACAACGATGAGCGCCAAGGACGGGGTCAAGGTCAGCATCAAGTGGAACGAAGCGTCTGTCAGGCGAGCGATCGACAAGCATCTCGACAACTTGCTGAAGCTTGCAGGCGAATACTTCAGGACGACGATCGTGATGAAGACACGAGCACGGTCGAACAGAGACGGCAAGCACTCGAACGTCGGAGAACACACGTTCGCAGGCGAAGCACGACTCTCGAAGAGTTACTTCTACGTGGTGAAGAAGGGCAGACACAAGTACGTGACGATCGGCACGCCGTTGAAGTATGGGCTGTACCACGAGATCGGCGCACCGAAGGCAGGGCTGAAGCCTCGACCGAACTTGCAACTCGTTTGGAAGAGCGAGCGAGCGAAGCTGAAGACGATACTCACGAAGTCACTAGGCGTGGCGTCGAACTCGAACATATAGGCGAAGACAGATGGATGCAGTGCTGACCAAAGTGAAGACGCTCTTCGACGCGAACGCGACGTTCACGTCTGCTGGGATCGCGTTGAAGCTGAGTCGCACTGGCGACGATCTGCCGTACGCTGTCATGACGAACGTCTCGAACCCGATCGAGACAAGAACGAACACGAGCAGATACTTCAACACGACGTTCACACTCAGCGTGTACACGACGACAGACACACTCGCGTTCACGTACAGAGACGCAGTGCTCGCAGCACTGAACGAAGTCGATCTCGCACTCAGCACAGCAGACGGCAAGTCGCTGTTCTGTTCAGTGCTTGACGATCTCGTCGAGCAGATGGACACAGAAGTGTGGGCTTATATTGCACAGTTTGAAGTCAAGCGACAGGAGGCGAAGTGACATGGCAGGCACAAGTTTAGCGATCGCGATCTCAGCGCAAGTCGGGTTCGATTATCGCAACCAAGGCGCGTTCCCGACGTCGATCAAAGATCGTCGCAACGTGCTGTACCAGAAGACGATCTTGAACGGGCAGGGCGCGAATCAAGCGCAAGCGATGTTCGTCGATCGTCGCACTCTGTCTGCTGGCTCGCTCGTCGACGCGATCGATCTCGCGGGCGGACTCGCAGATGCGTTCGGCAACACGATCACGTTCACTGACGTTCGCGGACTGTGGATCAGGAACTTGGGAAGCAACGACGGCGACGGCACGTTCACGCCCGCGACGGGCGAAGACATCGTGATCGGCGCTGGGACGAATAGTTGGGACACTCTCTTCGGTGGCGTCGCGAACGGCAAGCTGACGATCACGCCGAATGGTTTGTTCTTATGGACTTCACCGATTGACGGAGTCGCGATAGGCGCTGGCGCGACAGACGTTCTCGAAGTTGTGTATGCAGGCGCAGCAGACGTTGTGTTCGACTTTGCTGTGTGGGGCACGGTCTAAATTTTATCACTTACTTGGCACGAATAATCTAAGGAGAACATTATCATGCCTACTCATTTGCCGAAGTCAGGCACAGGCGGCGACGTGCAGATCGCTGCATCGTCTGTTGCTGAGATCAAGTCTTGGGCGTTCAGTCGCTCGTCGAACAACCCAGCGTGGGCGTCGAACGTGTCGGCTGGTTACAAGAAGCGAGTCGGTGGCGTCAAAGACGCGACACTGACGTTCGAGTTCGTGTACGACTTCAACGACCCGATCGAGAATCTGCTGCGAGAAGGTGACTCTGTCACTGTCGTCTTGTTTGCAGACGCGACGCACTCGTACAGTGTGCCGATCATCGTGTCGAGTCTCGAACTGAACACTGACATCAACGACGGCGAGCCGTTCGGTGGAACGATCAGCGGCGAGACGAACGGTGCGTGGACAGACCCGACTTAACTTGTTGCGGTGGGTCGCAACACCCGACAGCAACACACTGAGCAATCACCTTTTTTTATGGAGAGCACATCATGTCACATGGTGCTGTTGAGAGTGCAGCGAACGCTTTTGGAATCGGCACGACGATCACACTCGGTGGTCGAGAGTTCGTGATGAACCCAGTCGCTGCTGAAGTGTACGGAATGATCGAGCGACATCTTGAGTCGCTTGCAGATGACCCGTTCGACATCATCAAGAAGAAGCTTGTGATGTTCGACAATCAACCGAAGGTTCAAGCAGAGATGATCGCTCAAGCACTGGCGCAGTCTCGTCAAGTGTATCGAGCAAGCATCGTAGAGGTGTCGCAGTACATGCAGTCGTTCGACGGCACTGTGTTCATCATCTGGTGCATGATCAGAGGCGACAGCGACGTGCCTGAAGAGTACACGTGCTCGCGAGAGTTCGTGAAGGACGCGATGCTTGAGACAGTCAACGAAGCGATGGCACAGAACAGAACGATGGGAGAAGTGCTCGACGATTATCACACGAAGATCGACAAGGTGAGTGGCGAGGGATTAGCGGGAAACTCGCTTGGCCCGACTTCGACTGGGAAGAGTACATCGCAGGAACAACCGGCGTCGACGATCGACCCGAATACGACCAGCGATGCGCACGAAACGAGAACAGGTCGGGCCTGACCTATATTCCGTGGCGTCGAATCATACGCATGATGGCAGAGTCGTACGGGTACACGCCGAAGCAGATCAGCAAGATGACGATGTACCAGATCAGATCGCTGTGCTGTGACTTGAAGAACTTGCCAGGGAAGCACTTAGTCAACGAGGACGAGATGCCGGCGATCAGGTTGCGGCAAGATCGTGATCGCAGACTCGCGACAAGAGGACTCACGACATGGGATTGAAGCTTGCAGAAGCGTTCGTGAAGATCGGCTTCGACACGACAGTCTTCGACAAGAAACTCGCGAAAGCAAAGAAGAGTTTCTCGAAGGGACTTGCTGACATGGAGCAAACGGCGAAGAAGGCTCGTCTCGGCGTCGCTGTTGCTGCGGGTGCACTCGGTCTTGTCGTGAAGACAGCAGCGACGTTCGAGCAGAGCATGGCGCGTGTCAAAGCGATCAGCGGTGCGACAGGCGGCGAGTTCGCTGCGCTCGCACAGAAGGCTCGCGATCTCGGCAAGTCGACAGCGTTCACTGCTGACAACGCAGCAGAAGCGATGGGCAACTTCGCGCTCGCGGGCTTCGATACGAAGGAGATGCTCGACGCGATCACGCCGACGTTGAACCTTGCTGCTGCTGGGCAACTCGACATGGCGACGTCAGCGAGCATCGTGTCGAAGACGATGCGTGGCATGCAGATCGACACGTCGAAGACTGGCGAAGTCATTGACGTTCTCACGAAAGCGTTCACGACGTCGAACACTGATGTGATCCAGCTAGGCGAGGCGTTCAAGTTCGTCGGCCCTGTTGGCGCTGCTGCTGGCAAAGACTTGGGCGAACTGACTGCTGCGATTCAGTTGATGTCGAACGCAGGCGTGCAAGGCGGCATGGCAGGCTCGTCGTTGCGCAACATCTTGATCAGACTGCAAGCACAGCCGACTGAAGTCAAGAAGGCGATGCAAGCGATGGGCGTCTCAGTCGAGACGTCTGGTGGCAAGATGCGACATCTCGCTGACATCATCGACGACATGAACACAGCGATGGAGTCGATGACACAGATTCAGAGAAGTTCGACAGTCGCACAAGTCGGTGGTCTACGGGCGATCGCGGGCTTGACTGTTCTGCTCGAACAGGGCGGCGACGAGATGCGCAAGTTCGAGCACCGCTTGAGTGATGCAGGCGGCACTGCTGCGAAGATCGCTGCTGTGCAACTCGACACACTGACGGGCGAGTTCCAGAAGTTGAAGTCTGCGATCGGTGAGATGTTCATCATGCTCGGCAGCGAACTTGCGCCTGAGATCAGACAGATCGTGAAGACGCTCACGAAGTGGGTCAACGGCACGGGCGAACTGAACACGGGCTTGAGCAAGACGATCATGACAGTCGCAGCGTTCGCTGTGAAAGTTGGCGCAGTCGTCGTCGCGATCGGCTTGG